TGATCGGCCGTGTACGCTTGGCTCTGGTAGCTGCCTCCGATGAAGCCTGTGAAGTCCATCAGCCCGTGTTGATGTTGTAAGAGAACGTCCGGCTACGCCCCTGCACCAGCGCAGCGGCGTCAATGGACATGTCCATTAGGCGCTTGTTCGCCCGCTTCACGGCGTCCTTTGCCTCCCTCGCCTGCTGAGCCAGTAGCCTGGGGCCTCCGGTCATGGGACTATCCTGCGTGTCGGCTCGGTCGTAGCTCGGAGCCATCTCCACCGCGAGGTTCTTGATCAACATGCGTCGGTAGCCGGGAGGCAGCGCGACAGACTGACTCAGTGCCGCGAACTCCGGAACCGCAGTCGCAGCGTAGATCACCCCCTGAAGCGTGGCAGAGGTTGGAACGGGCCACAAGCTCAGGTTCGCCAGCGGGTGAGCGTAATCGGAGTACCAGTTGGTTGGACGCACCGACGTGAGCGCCCGCTGCGGCAGCTTGCTCCAGGCGTCATCCGTCATCGGCTGGAGCTGATACTCCAGGACCGGAGTCGCAGACGTGTCCTGATAGTTCACGTGCTCGACGTACACGGGTCGCGCGATGTTGACCGTCCCTCCGGTCCCGACTGTGTAGACCTGCGTCCCAGAAACGATCGTCCAAGTAGAACGGGTCACGGTGTAGATCGTCAGCCGCTCGGTCGCGAACTGATCGATCAGGTTGTTGAGTCCCGTCAGGCAGTCCGCGGCATCTACCGCCGTGGGCACTTCGCCGGCAGCCAAGACGCCCAGTTCCTTGAGCGCCCCTGTCACGATGTCGAGAACGGTCGCCATGCGGAGGCTCCTCCGCTACGCGCCTGCGGACTGCGGACTCCTCGGCTTCCCCTTCTGCCAACCACCCCGGCGCTTCTCCGGAACCTCCGCCACGTGATCTACCGTGGAGGCGTCCGCGGCCTCTGCCTCGGCCCGGGCCTGCTCGCCCATCAGCCGGTCCTCGTGATGCCGATGCGCTGCGGCGTCCGAGACGAACTTTTCCAGCCCGCGCTGGTACTCCATCGCCTCGGCGTGGCTGTCGCGCCAGCCTCCGTCACGGGCCTTGCGATGTTCGGCTTCGTCGTTGACGGTGAACTGGCACCCGAAGGTCCAGCTCTCTGCCGCCCCAGGCCTCCCACCGAACACTCGGTCGTCCACTTCGTGCACCGAGTACACGCCGTCCGGACGGAGCTGTGCCCGGTACAGCATGCGCGGATAGGCCGCTGGCGGGCGCTCGACGTTCCACTTCGCCAGTTCCTTGCCGTACTCGCTCTCCGCCGTCACGATCACGCCCATGTTCGTCCTTTCCTACGGCCCGTAGAAGCCGGAGACCTGTATCACTGTCACGTTCGTCGCCACTCCCAAGAGGCACAAAGCCTTGCCGGCAGGGAGAGCCAGAGCCGGAGAGAATGTGATGATAGACGGGGGGGCAGTGTTCGCTGGAGCAGCGATGCGGGCGGCCGTCGCAGCCGACGGGAACAGAGACGCGGTTCCCGTCCCGCAGTTGGTTCCCGTACCGTACTTGAGAATCCAGAGCCCTCCCGTTGCCGTCGCACTCTGGGCCACGATGTTGGACACGTACAGACGGATGCTGGGATCGGGCGCCTGTTGGCACTGCGTGAGAGAGTCGGCGCCGCCGTCCACAGAGCACGTCCAACTCGGGTACGTCCCCACCTGGGCCCGAGCGAACGGAGCCACAGACACGAACAGCGCACCGATGCAGACTACCGCCAGGCCGGCGAGTGCCAGGGTCCGGTATCTCATCTGAGCCTCCCTTAGCTGCTCGGAGTGACGACCATCTGCTGCCATCCGAGGGCGCCGGCTACCACGTTGAACGTGACCTTCTGCCAATACCGGTATCCCGTCCCCTCTTGGTCCCCTTCGGACATCCAGAGGTCCCCCGTCAGGGCGTTAACGTAGGGAAAGACGAGAGGAGCGTCGGGGGGGCGGCCTACCGGATCCGCCATGTAGAACTGGTCGCCCCTCCCGAGCATCAAGACGACCGCGGCGTGGGCGGATGCGATCGTCCCGTCCACGCCACGGCGAACCGTGACCGCCTTGCCCGGCCCGATCCTCTCGACCTCCATCAACTCGTGATCGACGAACAGCCTCGCGCCCAGGAACAGACGAGAGACGTCGTCCACCACGATCACGTTGTCGGATGCGTTGATGGCGGTGGCGAGGTTGGTGCCAGACAGCGACTCGGTGTAGGAGGCCACGTTGCTACCGCTCCCAGAACCCGACGCTGAACTGGTAGCTCCTGGCGGCCGACTGGGACGGGCTGATGCTCGCGAAGTTGAAGTTGCCGCCCGGACCAATCACGACGGGAGGGAAGTGGTTCACGATGTGGCAAGTAGCCGTGCCGGCGGTGGTAAGCCCGGAGTGGACGCCTCCGTTCGGAGAGCCGAACTTGATGAGCGCCGTGTCCTGGACCACCGGGATGATCTCCCGGAGGAGCTGGATCGCGATGCACCGACTCGACGTCATCGCCGTCACCACAGGCCCGAAGTACGCCACTGCGGCTGAGGTGTTGGCGGCCGGCCCGGTGCACACCGGAGTGCAGAGCGTACCGGCGGACGACCTGGCCGTAGACCCCTTGGCGTCGAGGTAACCAACGGCATAGGTGATCGTGCCGGCCGTGCCGGCGGCTGTCACTTCCAGCCAGATGTAGTCGAGGACGATGTTCTTGACCCCGGAGTTGTAGATGTGCAGCAGCGCCTTGGTGTCCGTGTCCGCGACGACGGGGGCCGCGTGTCCGGCGATGCCGGTGCCCACGGTGGGATTCTGAGCCACGAAGTACGACCCCTCGTCCGCCGGCACCCAGTTGCTGGCCCCAACTTGGATGTTGTACGCCTCCATGTAGGGGCCCGTCCGGCTGGGCGTGACGATCGTGGAGCCGTCCACGTTGCGGGTGGGTAGCGTTCTGTTGATTGCCATCTGTCGCCTCCTACGCGATGCCGGCCGTGACCTTGGTCACGGTCCCGGTCCAAGCCGGCGCCGAGGGGATCATCCAGGCACCAGCGCATGCCCAGACGGAGATACAGAGCTTCGCGCCAGCCGCCACGGTGAGAGCGGTGTAGCCGGACCCAACGCCGCCAAGCCCGCCGGTGAACGTCGGAACGTGCGCCACGACTCCGTTGGCCAGGATGGTCAGGCAGGTGCCGTCCATGTCCGCCGTCGGAACTGGTATGGTCAGAGTGATCGCGCCGGTTCCGTTGAGGACGACCACGAGGTCAGCCCCGGCCGGCGGGAGAGTCAGGGTGGAGGTGGCGGTGATGCTCTGGACGAGGCGTGGCCGACCAGCGATCGGAAACGGTGCGGCCATCAGCGGGGCGGGCCCCGACCAGTCGGACGCGACGCCACACACGACGTTCGCCGTGATGACGTGCGCGTCCTGAGTCGTGCCTTGCTGGCCGCGGATGACGGGGATCACCAAGCCCGAGGTGTAGGTCTTCTGGATGAGCATGACCTCCTGGTCAACCTTGACCAGATAGCCAGCGGCGAAGCCGGTGGCCGAAGTCACGTTGATCTGCATGTCGCCCGCGGCGACTGCGAGGGTGAGTGTGGTGGTGACGAGTGCCATGGTGCCCTCCTACCCAACCACTCGGCAGGCCAGACGGGCCTGGAGCGTGGCAGCGCCGATCAGGATATCCAGCCTGCTCGGGTTCTGGTCCGTCGCTATCTGGTACTGCTCCACCATGCGGATGGCGAGCCCGTACTCCTTCGACCGAACCGTGGTCGATCGAGCACCCGCACCAGGCGGGATCAGGTCCGCCATGACGAACGCGAAGGCGTCCGGATGGTAGACCATGCTCTGCGGGCTCTGAGTCGCGGCGAGGGTGCCGCCGGCGGGGTTCGCCGCCCAGACGGTGATGATCGCGTTCGCCGCCGGACTGTTGCTCACGGTCTGGAGCTGCCCCGAGGTGATGATCGGAGGCGAGATCGGAAGCGCCGCGATGGCGCCGCCCGAATCCGCGGTGTTCGCAGTCACCACGAACTGCTGCAGCCGACCAGTCGAGGCGTAAGACAGCGGGTTGACGCTGTACACGCCAGCGATGGTCAGGACATCGCCTTTGACCAGGAACGTGCCGCCGTTGTTCCAGCCCGTGGTTGCGATGGTCGAGCCGGTCTGGTTGGCGTTGCTGACGATCGGAGTCGAAGCAGCGAACACGCCCGAAGTGAACGACGGACGGTTCTGGTCCTGATACCACTCGGCCACGCCGAGGGTATCGCGCCCGAACTGGCCCTTCTTGAACGCTTCGCTGATGACCGCACCGGGGTTGAACAGGACGTTCGCTGCGTTGGCGATCGTCGCCATCGCCAGCGGGTCCAGAATCGCCACCCGGCCGTCGAGTGGAGTCGCCAAGTCGGTCAGCTTGACGCCAGCCTGGAGGTACGTGAGCGTAGCCGCCGGCGTGGTGCCCAGCGCGCCAACCGCGTTGTACACGTCGCGGTAGACGTTGAGGTACGCCAGGACGTCTGCGGCGTTCGCCAGAGCCTCGGCCGCAGGCTGCACGTACCGCTGCCGGATCATGTCCAGCTCCGCAGTCGCCTGCGCCGAGCTGTAGCCGAACGCCACGTTCTTTTGGTTCGTGAGCGTGATCGGGACCGTCTGGTCGTACAGGTTCTGGAGCTGGAGCGCCTGACCGTCGGTGACGGTGAAGCGCTGGGGGAGACGGGCGTTGACGGTGTA